CCCCGACACGCCGGACAATGGTCATATCTCCACAGGCAACAAGATCCTGAAACCGGGACGCCTCGCTCTTCCGTCGGACCACCGCGGTTTCATGCGCCCAGGCATGGCCCCAGCCCAGCCATTCGCGGGTCTCCCGGTCACGCCCAATCACATACATCCCCAGCAGATCATCCAGCCCTCCGCCGTCAATCCCCACCGTCACCACATCAGCACGACGCAGGATATCGTCCAGGCTGATACAACGGCCCTGCTCTTCCCAGAAATCAGCCCCCGCCCAGCGGTCAGAGCGCAGGGCAAGACCAATTTCCACATTGGCGTGTTTTGACATGAACCCCCGGAATGTCTCTTCACCGGCTTCCCGGGCTTTACGGTACTCCCGGTACAGAAAGGCCTCATCCACTGAATAGCCGAGATTCGGGTTAACCATGGCGAGGTTTTCCATCAGCAGGTGAGCCCCGCTTTCCACCATTTCAGGAGGGTGTTCAAATATCACCGGCAGAAAGTGCGGATCATGAATTTTGCCGTCACGGACATCCCGGGCGTACTGCAGTTTCTGTCTGAACACCCCGGCAGGCGGTTCATTCGACTGGGTGGTTGTGTACACCACAAATCCTTCCGGACGGGAGGCAAGCCCGCCGATGGCTTCACGTAGCATGTCTTCCGCTTTGTACTGCTTGCCAAACAGCCACAGTTCATCAATCAGTGTCCCCACGGACTTGATACCGGACACCGTATTCGGATCGGCTGCCACCACCTTCAGGGTGGTGTCCGTCACCCGATGGGTGATGGTCCGGATATGTGTCTGCACCTGACAGAGGTCATCCAGATCATCGTCCCGTCGTACCATATCCCTGGCAGGGTTGAAGGCGTTAGCCGCCACCTCCACGGTCGGGGCCAGAATGGTGTAGCCCGCCGCCTGCCGCCAGTTCAGTAACAGCGCCGTCATCATGATCCCCGCGGCCAGCGTGGACTTACTGTTTTTCTTGGGGATAAGGATAAACACTTCCTTGATATGGCGTACACCGGTCTGCGCATCATAGGAGCCAAACAGGGCCGCCACCAGGTCAAACACCCACGGTGCGCAGGACTCCCCGAACGTCGGGCTACCCGGTGCATCCACAATCCGCAGTTGTTTAAAAATCGCCAGTGCATGTGCAGCCTGGTCCGGATAAATCGGAGCCGGAATAATCGACAGCCCCTTTTTCAGGCGCTCTGCCCAGTCCGGACATGCCGTGCTCCATACAGGTATCATCCGTTGCCCTCATTATCATTATTCACCACCAGGCGGGGTGGTGGTGGCACCGCAAAACGGTTAGCCGCTTTTTTCGCGGCATCACCTTTTGCCGATTTTTTACCGGCATCGCCTTTTTTATGGTGCGTGAACTGCGCCAGCTTATAAGCCGCATCCAGCGCCAGCCTGGGGTCGGTATTAATGTTCTCCACCAGAAGACGCCCCATCGCTTTCACCGGATCGGGAAGACCGTCCTCCATATACTCAATACCAGGAGATATCACCACGGGCGGTGGCATCTCCGGATTTGTTTCGTCCGGCTGTGGTATTGCAGCCGCCTCACGGCGACGGGGTTTATCCTCCGGCTCTGATTTTTTCTGCCGGTAAACAGGAACCTCATCCACCTCCACCGTCTCGCACTGTTTACGGGCTATAAACGCGAGCACCTCCGGATCTTTTGCCAGCTGCGAGCCTTTAACCCTGGCGGTCTTCGCCGAATAACCGGCGGCAATGGCTGACGCTGTTTTGTTTTTCCCGGACATGAGCGCCAGCGCAAATTTTCGTTTTTGCGTTGTCAGCACAGCCTCCTCCCGGGTCCATAACGCACTCAGCCGGGTATGGTTCAGCCCATTTTTCCCGGCGTCTCATGCCGCAAATGTTAACTGCTGCCTGGTTAACATTTGCTGAAAAAGCCAGTTAACATTTTTTTCGCACAACAAACTGAATAATAAAGATAAAAACCGAAAAAATGCCCGGGCAGCCAGTTAACATGTTAACTGGCCTGAAACGGGAATTTTTTCTCTGCATGAGACGGGGGGCGGTGTCCGGGGCGATCGTTTTTTTCGCCGGATGATCCCCCCCCGGGGCGGGTCACAGTCCGATGATATCGTCTGCCCTGCCATGACCTCCGGACACCTCCGGCAGCGTCGGGTCCGGCATACCACTCGCCGTTTCACTGACTGACTTCTGGCGATGGCATTCGGTACAGAGCGTCCAGAGATTCGTCTCCTCATTACCACCACCGAACTGAAGTGCAATTCGGTGATCGAGTTCACTGTCACAGAGGTCAACCACACGACCACAGAGACAGCACTGCCCGGCATCCCTGAGCCAGATACGGCGCTTGAGGGAAACCCGGGCACTACCACTGACCCGACGCTGTTCACCCTTCAGGACATTCACCCGCCGGGTGTTCAGAGTTTTGATTCTGCCCGGTAACGTACGAAGCACAGCCATGTAAAATCCTCGCCATATAACTTGTCACCAGAGGAAAGAAAATGTCATCGAAAAACCGGACCCGCAGAACAACAACCCGCAACATCCGATTTCCAAACCAGATGATTGAACAAATTAACATCGCTCTTGACCAGAAAGGTTCAGAAAATTTTTCTGCGTGGGTCATTGAATCTTGCCGCCGGGAGCTGGCAGCAGACATAAAATATGCCCGTCAGTTGACTATAAAAAAGAATGATACACAGTATGCTCTGCGATGGCTGTTCATATAACTATTTCTTTATATTGCTGAATTTATAAAAACTCACAGACATTAGCTGTATTAATTCCGAATTGAAATAATCAGCCATATAGAATAAAAATAAAGCATAACAATAATAATCTTCTACCCAATCAGTACATTACTGCTGTGACTCCAACACGGCAGTTTTTTTATTGAACAGATTCCAGTTTCTTCCACCATCGCACCGGACGGGCGACCATGAGGGGAGAACGCCGCGCTCCGTTTACGCGGTAAACCCCGGTGTGTATCGTTTTTGATTATCCCCGCACACTCTCGCAGAGGAGTCTCCCTGTCGGGCTGCGGTCTCTGTTAATGCAGGAATACGGCGACAATACCGCGCATGGATAATAAGGTCGCTCAACACACTGGCTGTAATGCAGCGGATACCATTCGGCATTTATCAGTATTCATCACACACTCAACGGTGAATTCTTCATGCGTGGCATTCACTTCATATGTTCGTGAATAACATTCAGTGCATTTACCTCTGAACACCTCTTCAAGCAGAACACGGCCATGTTGCAAAACACGGAACGGAATTGTTCCCTGAAAAGGTTTTACCGTTACCTGTAATTTCTTCATACATCCTCCGGATAATAAAAAGCCTGCTTAGTACACTGAGTGCGGATATAGTCCTGTGCCCCTTCCAGCTGCTTCTGCATTGTCATCAACCGTTCTCTGAGGATGAAATAATCCCGTTCAGCGGTGTCTGCCAGTCGGGGGCCGGTTGCATTATCCACGCCGGAGGTGCCGGTGGCTTCACGCACGGTACCGGGGCAGGTGGCGTTGATCCGCAGGCGCTTACGACCAGCGGCAACATCAGCGCGCAGAGTTTCATTTTCAGCTCTCGCATCGGCTAATTCCCTCGAGTATCTGGCATCAAGTGCAGCAACATCACGCTGGCGCTGCTGCATATCAGTAATGGTTGCATTTGCCAGCTCCAGCTCACTGACTTTTTTATCGCGCTGCTCTTTGTAGGTTATGGCGTTATCACGGTAATGATTCAGCCCCAGACTAAGCGCACCACAGGCCACCAGCAGGGCAATGATGACCACGCACAGTACGCGGTTCATTTCACCACCAGCGTATCTGACCAATGAAATAACCGGAAGCCATAATCACAAACACCAGCCAGATAAGGATGAACTTCCAGGTGGATAATTTTTCAGCCATCATTCGAATCTCCCGAATCAGTTTGCTAAAATCAAACACACTTTCTCCTTTGACTTTTCCGGAGTCAGGAAACACAAAACCCCGCTTGCGGCCAACAAACGGGGTTTTACTTTTATTCACTTAGTTTTTGCCAGTTCGCAGGATTTCGTGTTATCCGCCCGTGTGAGCAAACCGCATTTTTCAGCAAAATATTCTGCTTATCTGTCAATTCCCCAGCACGCCAGCGCGCTCTCCTGGTCACGCCGTGAGACCTGACCGTAGCAGTTGTTTGAGCGAATACGGCAGTCTCTGCCACCGTCCTTAATCCACCAGCGAATCGCCTCGCATGCTCCCCTGCGGTCACCAGCATTAATCCGTCTGTAAAACGTCGACGGGAAACACTTACCGGGGCCAATGTTGTACGGACAGAATGACGCAATCCCCGCTTTCTGGGGTTCGGTCAGTGGCACTCTGATGTTTTTCTCCACCCATGCCAGCGCCTTATCACGTTCAATGGCGTTAACCTGGTCGCATTTTTCCTTCGACAACTTCATGCCCGGAACGACAGGTTTACCATCCACCAGGATGGCACCGCGGCAGATGGTCCAGATACCCGCACCATCACGGTATGCCGTGGTGTGGTTACCTTCCTTTTCATCCAGAAACTGGTCGAGGATTTCAGGCGCAGACGCCCCTGCACCAATCAGCGCCAGAACGGCAGCCGACAGGCCGTATCTGATTTTTGCGTTCATGGATATTTATCAGGGTTTATCGATTTCAAATCCCTGGATATGTTAAGTCTTCAGGCCAGCGGTGGAGTCTTCAGAGAACC